AGTAGAGTCATTGATCTTGATGAACGGTACCACACCGTCACTGGTGCCATTGCCGGTGATGGGGGAACCGGCCGGCCTGATCTGATTGTGACAGATGCCGACGCCGCCTCCGTGCTTGGCCAGCAGCATCAGTTCCAGGTTCTTGGTGCCTATGTCCATGATGCTATCGGCCACATCTATACCGAAGCATGAAATGGGCAGGCCCCTTTCCGTGCCGGTATTTGAGAGCACAGGTGAGGCCAGATTCAGCCAGCCCTTAAAGATGTATTCAAAGAACCGCTTGGCCAATTCCGGCTTCTTTAGTCTATTGGCCACTGTGGTAGCAACTCGCCAATATGCATCATAAGGAGTCTCGCCATCCATACAGTAACCTCTGGAAATGGTCCTTAAGTAAAGCTCATTGTGGCCCCAGTCGGGGTAGTCGACTCCCTGTTCCCAACCTAACTCTTGTGCTATTTTATCTGTGTCTGTCATATTAATTTTTATTTAGTCAATGCTTGTTGTATACGGTCTACCATACATCGTCCCAATCGTCACCTTCACCAGCTTTAGCATAATCGGTCGACCGAGTACTGAAAAAATCGGTCCATGTCTCACCGCCCGTCAGGTGGTAGAACCAATCCAGCTGTCCGGCAGAATCCGTATCATACTTGAAAATGCCGTCATATCCCAACTCGACCAGCTTCTCATTGGCCCGCTTCATGATAAAGTTCTTTAGGTCCTCCTTCTTCAGGTTTTCCAGATCGCCCATTTCAAAGATCTTGTCAATGTACTTGTGCTCCATCTCTACGATCAGTCTGGCCGCTTCTTCTACATCACTCTTGGCATCGTCTTTCAACTCAGGATACTCAGCACACATGTGACGGAACAGTCTACAGCCCATCTTGCTGTGTAGTGATTCATCTCGTACCGACCACTTCATTTGCTGGCCAATGCCCTTTAGCAAGTTTCGCAGTTGAAAGCTATAGAGCACTGCAAATGAACTGTACAGGCTGACGCCCTCGGCAAAGGCAGAAAAGATAGCAAGTGATCTGGCCACTTCTACCCGAGCATCTTCGTCTTCTTCCAGGTCCTTATGGGTATAATCGGCAGAGGTGCTCATCAATAGCTCAAAGCGATCGGCCATTGTAGGCTCGTGCAGGAAGGCCTCAAAGTCTTCCAGGCCCAGGGTCTCATTCAGATAGCTATAGGCCACTGCATGAATGGTTTCTTGGCTGCCGAACATCATGGCCATCTGCCTGATCTCATGCTTTGGAAACCACTTGGTCACCATGCCGGTCCAATAGTCGCTGACCGCACACTCGGTCTGGGCAAAGCCCAATAGAATGTTGCCTACCAGGTTCTTTTCGGCCGGATTAAGGTTTTCATTCCAGTCTTTTACATCGCTCTGCATCTGGATCTCGGTATGAAGCCAAACATTTTATTCTATTCTATTCGCTACATAGAATACTGTTTAAAAACAGCTGCATGTTACCATGCAGATTAGACTATATCATAATCCTATAAATCTATAGGATTGCCTGCATTTCCACTGTCAATAGCTTACAGTGTACTCCCAATAGGGATAGTCGTTAGGCATTTATGAACTAATGATAATCAATAGTACAATTTAGCACGGGATTGTCCTAAATTAGGAGTTTCCCCGTTTAGCAGGCTTTGCATTACCAATTACTTGATAATGGCGCTTTTTACTTACGCTTGTGCTTGAGGGAGCCATCCATCATTATAATACTCAGGGTATTCAAATGGCTTATAATGCACCCGTTCTTTAAATAGTTTACTCATTTAATTTTCTTTTTTTTAAAGATTCGCTAATTTTCTTTTTTGTTTCTTCTGAACGCTTAGTACCTTTTAAAGAATTACTAATTTTAGCTTTAGTATCTTTACTGAGAGTTTTTCCTTTCTTTGCATTTGATAGCTTTTCAGATTTTATTTTTTTTTCATCATCAGTCAAATTACTCCAAGTATCCCCACCAAAACCATTTTGAATAGCTGCATCAGAAAGTTTTTCCTTATGAGAATCAGTTAGTTTACGTCCTTTGCTATGGTGCCCATTATTGGCATAATACTCTTTCATAGTTTTTGATTGAAGTTTTCTATAGGCCTCTTGATCTTCCTTATTCATTCTATCAAACCAGCCTGTATGGCTTTTAGACTGTTTTGCTTTGGCCTCTTCACTGACATTATGTCCAATTAAACCTTTAGATACTGCCTTATTTCTCTTTGCAATAATTTCATTTCGATTAGGATGATGTTTAATTGTATTACCACCAGTTCCCCCTTCTGCAAGATTATAGCAATTTGGACCTAGCATATCTTTAAACTTTTTAATATACTCACATTCCATTTTATTGATTTCATCAAGATCGTCACTTTCAAAAAGTATTTCTTTTGTAAATGAATCTCTGCCATACTTATTGATAGCCTTTTTAATTAAAAGTCCGGATCCTAAATAATTAGGATCATTATTTGCATCTTTACCTACATAAACTTTACCGTTTATAAGATTTGTAATTAAATATACTACCATTAGACTTTTTATTTATATATCAAGCCTGCACCTGTAAAAACTAACCATACCAAGACAAGATCTGTGACGGGATCCATTAGGAAATTATCTATCAGAGGCCTCTCTACAACAAAAAAGTCGAGGCTAGCCAGATATAGACCTCTCCATTTCATGAGCCTTTTGCTGCAGCTCAAAAGACTTCTTCTTGTACTCCTTACGTTGGGCATACAGATCACTCAGGATCTCCTTCAGGATAGAGGTCTCGGTACTATAAACGGCACCATTGACGGCCACAATGCGGTCATCTGCCACTTCGGCCTTTCGCTTGTCCGGATCTACTTTTTTGATCAAGCTTTCCGGGGAAACGTTCATCTGTCTCATTACCGAGGGGTATAGGCTGGCAAAGTCAAAACAGGCCACTCCGTAGTGCATGCCGACGATAGGGTCTTTGACAAAAGCACCCTCATACTTACCGCTCTTCTTGTTCATATTATCCGGATCCTTGGCCATTACCAGTCCCTTTTCCAATAACGACTTACAGATCAGTGACTCGGTTACGGCAACCGGACTGGCCGCTTTAAAGATACTGATCTGACTCATGTGTGCAATGGTCAAGGCTATTTCCATGGTCTTGATCTTTTCATGAATCAGCTGCACAAGAATTGTATCTACTGCATTGTAAAAAATGTATTTAGGATACTCTTTTTCGTACAGGTCTTGTAGTGTGCCATCATACTTTACTTTTTTAATTCCCAATACGGCCTCACCAACAGTGTCTAGCTTAAAGTCCTCTTTAATGTCAACAGTACGATCCCACTTGGCATAGATGTCCAAGTAATCCAAGCAGCCAACATGAGCCGGTAGCTCATTCTTGTTCAGCATAATACCGGTAGGTGATGATATTGTTGGGTCAATACCCAGCTTTTTACAGCGATTTAAGATATATTTCCAGTCGAAATTGACGTAGTTCCATCCGCTCATCATAGGGAAATTACGTACAAAACGATACATGAAAGTATAAAGCATATCGTATTCAGAGGCAAACTTCTTAAATTCAAACTGATAGGTAACACCGTGATCCTTAAAGTGTTCGTTGATCTTGTTCTCTATAGAGCCGATCTGGCCCTGTGGTAGATCTTTAGTAGCCAATACTATGGCCTGCCTGGACGGAGTAACTACACAGATAGCCGTTACCGGTGTTTTTGCTTCATTCGGATCTGGAAATTCATCGGTCACTTCTACCTCGATGTCCACAAAATAGGTCTTGGGAAAATGATAGCCAAAGATCAGTTCTCGATCAGAAAAGCCCACATTGGCAAGAAATTCGATCAATCTGTATTTGTTCAAGTAGCGAGTTCGGACTTTTTTTACCGGGCGACCGTCCCAATTGCGGATTTTAGGATCCCGGCGTCGATCTGATTCATCACAGGTCTGCCAGTTGAACATGTCATCTGGTCCCAATGTGTATTCTTTGAATCGGGTCTTGCCGTCCAGGTTGTAATAAGAGATCCAAATGGTGTCGTCCTGTTGAATAATGTCTAATAGCATGCCTCTTCTATGTAAGGATCAATAATTGTTTTGTTGCCTGTCCCAGTTCTCCTCATTCTTCGA